TACTTATTCCTAGTAAATAGTTAGTACTAGTGTTTAGTAGTATATAATGGTTTTGTTAGCTCGAATACTATCACTATTAGATCACTAGAAATCACTGGAATAGTTCTGGAAATCATTGTTAGATCGAAAACTAATCCATTATTTTATTCTTCAAATGTTTTGCGAAACTCTTTAATAGCCCGAAGAACTAATTATGGTAAGGAGAGTCAATATGTCTGATTTAAATCTTACAGACAAACAGAAGGAAGTTCTTTCTATGCTTCCTGATACTAGACGAAGTATAGCAAATGAACTTGATATTAGTGTTAGGGCAGTTAGGGGAAGAATGGAATCTCTAGAAGACGAAGGTTATCAATTTCATAGGGACGAAGATTATTGTTGGTATGTAAATACCCCTGATGAAGATCCTTGGAGAGTGAATTCATACGAAAAGGCACAAGCTACGAAGGATATTCATAATACTCTCACCGAAATGGAACAGGAAGTGAAGGAAGCATTGAACAATGCAAATCCTGTTGTTGATCCATATGAACCCGGTGGGAATACGAGTACTTTGGTTCTTCCCCATAGTGATTCTCATGTTGGAGCTAAAGTTGATTCGAGATCTGGTGTTGATTATTATAGCGCCGAAGAAGCACAAGAGAATATTGTAGAGTATTTTGATAAAGGTATTCAAGCTGGTAAAGAACGTGGTGATGTGGAAGAAGTTGCTGTTATTTTCAATGGTGATCATCTTGATGGAGAAGGGATTTATCCACACCAGCGACATAAGCAAGAAGATGGTCTTCGGGATCAGTTACGGAAAGCAGGACGGACGTATATTGAGCAACTGTTGAAAATTTCGGATACTTTCCCTCATGTTTCGGTTTATATGATTCCCGGAAACCATGGCCGTCTTGATCATAAGAGTACGACGAATGCGGATATGATGCTCTATGATTTCATCGAAACGGCTCTTTCGTATTCGGACGCTGATAATATTGATATTACTAAGTCTGAAAACGGGCAGTTTTTGAATTTCCAGATTCGAGGGTGGGACATTCATTCCCGACATGGGCAGGATTATTTGAATCATGTAGGAACGAATTCGGGCCAGAAAAGAGCTATGGATTGGTTTATGCAATATACGTATGACATGGCCCTTCGTTCGCATTACCACAAGGTTTTGTGGGAAAGTATTGGTGATAACATTCCTGTTGTTATGATGGGTTCGACAGCCCCACCGAGTACATTTGCAGAATCACAAGGTGAAAGCGGTGGACTTTGTGGGGTTTATTGGTTCACGACGGAAGATACCCTTGTTGAAGATTTCCAACCGATTTATTTCGACTAATGTTTGTTAATTTCATGCACTACCGAAACATTTATAAGGCCCAATCCCGTAGTAAAGAACACGAACAAAGTTCGCTATTTCAGCCTCGATTTGGACATGCCCGGATGAAGAATCGAGATGCACCCGATAAGGGCGTTAGTGATGGATATGTCGGTTAGAATTATGAGCGAAGAACTTGATGAAGATTCGGTTTTCTTTAGAAGAATTGAAAGCAATTCAGATATTTGTTCGAATTGCTACCGTCGAGTCCGATATACGATTCCTTCACGGGATTTCCTCCCGGAATTCATGAATGAATCGAACAAGGAAATGCATTCGGATGAGATGGAGTATGATCCGGATGTTGACGGAGATTTCTTTGATGATCAACGCTCCGGTCGTCCTTCGGTTTTTCAGCGTTATTGCCCTTGTGGTGCTGTTGATTTGGATTTGAAGCTACGTCCGATGGATAAGGATGAAGTGATGGACGTGGCTCAAAGGATCGAAAAGCATCTTCTTGAACAAGAAGTGGAATTCGATATTGACACGTTTTACGATTCGGTGCGTTCAGAAAAGAGCAATCCAGATAATCAATTCAACGAAGAGAAGATATTTGAAGTTTCGATTGAACGAGCTATTTCCGAGAATAAATAATTATTATGTCTGACGATTCTTCTGATTCTCAAACTTGCAACCATCCTCTTTCTACTACGGATGGTCGGTGTGAGAGAAAAGCGAAGTACCCCGATGGGAAATGTGGTTATCACACTGATTATAGCGACGATGGGAATGAAGGAAGCGATAACCCGAATTACGAACATGGACTTTACATGGATCGTTCGGGTTATTACGAACAGCTTCCAGAGAAGGAGCAAAATTGGATTGATGCTGTTGTAGCTTCTTTCTTGAACGATGCTCCTTTCGACCGTGACCACATTGGTAAACTTACGAAGCTCAGAGAAGTCGCTATTGACATGCACAAGAAGCGTCGTGCCGACGAGTATATTGGATCGAAGGGTATGGCGCAGGAGCAAGAAACCGGATACCACGAAGAATATGGCGTTCTGACGGAGACGCAAGAGAACGTTCTTCATATTACTGCTGATCGTCTTTCGCGTTCCAGTCTTCGAACATTGAAGGAGCTTGGAATCCTTGATCACGATAAAGATCGGCGTGAAGACGTGGGAGATAGCGTCATTTCGGCTCTTTCGAAAGAGGTAGATGAAGATGAATAAGGAATTCCCCGAATTGACACCACGCGAAGATCAGGAAGAGTTTCTTTCTGATTGGTGGTCTTCAACAAAACTTGTACGTGGGCCACGACAATCGGGGAAAACCACAATGATGCTTGCTGAAGCACGTCGAATGGAACAAGCTGGTTTGGATGTTCTTTTTTGCGCTCCTCTTCAAACCACAAGCGAATATAATAGGAAACAATATCAAGAACTTTTTGGAGAATATGATGGGATTTATTGGAAATCCACCACGAATCCAGAAGCTATTCGCGGTCGTCTTTTTGATGCTGTAATTGTTGATAATGTAGAGCGGTCGGATCAGAATTTTTGGGCTACTATTTCTCCAGTTATGCCTGAATTTGTTCGAGCTTCTGCTAATTCTGGAACTTTTCTACCCGATTCGATTGATTTCGATTCGATTTATTCCCTTTCTAATTTTTAATTTGTAGGTGTTTTCTAATGACTGACCTTACTCCACAACAAGCTAAAAAATTACGGGAAGACCCGGCTTTGTTTGTAGAGAAGGTCATTGGAAAAGAACCTTATCCGTATCAGGAAAAATTCCTCAATTCCGATTCTGATCGGAAAGTTTTCGTTGCAGGGCGACAGGTTGGTAAGACCACTGTTGAAACGTGGGAAGCTATTCATGACTTTGCCACGAAGCCCGGAACGACTGTACTTTTCATTGCTCCTACACAGAGGCAGGTTTTCAACTTCATGGAGAAGTTGAAGGCTGAAATCTCTGAATGGATTAAAAACCCCGATGAATACGGGCTTGAGTATATTACCAAGTCTGAGATTGAAGGAACAAATGGGAGTAGAATCATGGGCCTCCCTGCTGCAAATAAGGGAGAGACGATCCGTGGTTATACTGCTGATACTATTATCGTTGACGAAGCAGCTTTCGTTGATGATGAAGTGTATACTTCTGCCCTTCGTCCGATGCTTTTTACTACGGATGGTAAGTTCGTTCTTGTTGGGACTCCGTGGGGTAAAGAAGGCTTTTTCTATAGTAAGTTTGATGAAGCGAATGATCCTGAAAAGGATTCCCCTTGGTTTGCTCAACGGGTCACGACGATGGAAAATCCCGACGTTCCATCCCGTGAGATTGAAGAAGCCCGTCGTGATCTAGCTCAGAAGGAATTCGAGCGTGAGATTCTTGGTCAGTTCACGGATAAAAAGAATTCGTTCTTCAAGAACAAGGATATCAATAACGCTCTTGAATGGGCTTCAGAATCGATGGAAGAAGGGAGGATCTACCCTGAGAAAACTGGAGACGTTTGTTATATGGGCGTGGACGTGGCTTCTCACGGCGATGCAAAAGCTGTTTTCACTTCCATTGATGAAAATGGAAATGTTTTCAATATCGATTGGGAAGCCGATTGTGAACTTGCTCAAGTTGAAGGAATTATTCGACATGCTATTTCTCGACATAATTATAAGGAAATTGTAGTTGAAGAAAATGGCGTTGGAGAAGGTCCGGTTCAACGTCTTTCAAACGAATTTTCTGTTGTTTCTCCTTTCCGGACTACTATTCGTTCGAAAGAATCGATTTATAATGAAACAAACCGAGAGTTGCAGTCTCTTAAACTCAAGATCCCTGATTTGAAAGAATTGACTAAGGAACTTCGTTCTATTGAATATGAAAAGACGAAGCGAGGGAATTTGAGTATTTCGGCTCCCGGCGATAAGAACGATGACTTTGCTGATTCTCTTGCTCTGGCTGTTGCAGCTAAATCTGATAAAAGTCATGTTGAACGGATGGAGCGAGCATATACTTTTCAGGAAGCTAGTTCTGCTAATGTATCGGATTCAATGAAAAATAAACGTGCGTTTAGTTTTGGTTCGTAGAATATGCGTATTTGGGATACAATTAACGAAAAAACGAAAGCTGCTGTTGAAGAGCTTCAGCTAGCGGCTGATGCTAACCCTGATGTTCGATCTATCGATCACCGCGTTGCTACTATGCGAAGACAGGGTTTTGATAAGCATAAGCCGGATAAAAAGAAACTTGAACGATATTGGGATTTGTATGAAAATGTTCCGATTATTCGTGAACCAATCCGGGCTTTTGCTGGTGAAGTTGTTGAACCCGGATATTATGTAGAAGCTGGTTCTGAAGAAGCTGAAGAGGATCTTGAAAAGTGGCTTTCGGAATGTTGCATTGTTGAAGGTGAAGTTGGTAAGAATTTCCGAGAACTTCTCAAGAAAGCTACAGTCCAGCGTGAAGTGAAGGGGACTGCTTTCATTGAGAAGGTATATCAGGAAGAAGACGGGGAAAATTTGTATGGTTTCAAACTCATGCCGACTGAAACCATGCGTGCGTATACAAAACCCGGACAGTCTGTCCTTCGTGATCCTGATGATAACCCTTCGATGTATGATAATTATCATAAGACTGATGATGGGAAGATTGCGGCATATGTTCAATTTGATAGTCAATTGAGTGGCTATCAAGATCAAGATGAAATTCCGTTCGCACGCGATGATGTTATCAAACTCACGCGAGATGCTGATGTAGGCAAAATTTTCGGAGAAAGTCGCCTTACTGCTGTTGAAGATCGAATTGAAAGTCTTCTTAAGAAGCTCGAAGATAACGATAAGGCTATTGAATCTCTTGCTCATCCGTTCCAGCTTATTCAATTTGGCGACGGAGAAGATATTTGGGAACCCGAAGAGATTGAAGCCTTCATGTCTCAACATGATTCGAGTGATTTCGAACCCGGAATGAAGCAGGGGGTTCAGGGTAATGTTGACATTACGACTGTTACTGGGGAAGTTGCAGAAATTAATGAATATCTCCAGTTTGATGTGAATTGGATTGTTTCGGAAATGCCGTTGCCGAAATATGCACTCGGTGGTTTCGAAGAAGATGTTAATCAATTCGTTTCTCGTTCTCAGGAATCGCGTGTTGAGAAACAGGTTAATGATTCTCAGAAGGAAATTGAAGATGAATGGACGCCTGTTCTGAAGCAAAAGGCAGAAGAACTTGGATATAATCCAGAAGAAGTTCAGCTTCATGTTTCTGAGAATCCCGAGGATCTTGGACTTGATAAGGCTCAAGAGATTGTTGAAAAAGCTCAAGAAAATGGTGATCTAAACGAGGGGGAGAGCGGAACTGATTTCACTCGTCCTCCTGCTTCCACCGAGGAAAGTAGACAAGAAAACGAAGAATCAGGAAATAAGGAGGATTGAAATATGTCTGTTCAAGCTCAAACTACTACTTCGCGGGAATCTTATGTTAAAACTCCCGATGATGATCTATATGTAATTCACGGTATTGCTATCGGCGAGAATGATATTACTGTTGGCCACAAAAGTAAAACGCGAAAGCGTTGGCCTAAAGAAGCCCTTGAGTCTTCGGCTAAGACTCTTGTTGGAAGACATATTGTAAAGAATCACGAAAACCGTGATATTGATGCTGTGATCGGTCAGATCACGGACGCACAATATGTAGATGGGAAGGGCGTTGCATATCAGGGAGTGATCAGTGACGAAGAAACGGCCAACAAAATTGAACAGGGTTGGCTTGATGTTTCTCCCCGTATTTACCACGCTGAAAATATGGGGGAAGATGAAGATGGAACGAAAGTTGTGAAAGATGTTTATGGTTATGACAATCTCGCGGTTGTTCGGCAAGGGGCTGCCCCCTCCAATTTTGTAGATACTGGAGAATCCAGTTTAATGTCTTCGGATGAATTGAGCGCAGTTTTCGATTTCGGAAAATCTGCTGTGGAAGAACTGAAAGAATTTGAAATCGAGACTGCTGATTATGAAGAACTTCAAGACCTGAAACAGCATATCTACGATAACCCCGAAGGAGCGCGAGGAGCTGCTGAAGGTCTTCCATGTGATGGAGATTACCATGAACATGAGGTTGATGATGAAACTTATTATATGCCTTGCGCGTCTCATGAAAAACTCCTTGATGCTGTTAAGGAGAAACAACAGATGCAGGGTGAAGAAGAGGCTGAAGAAGCCGATGAAACGGAGGAAGATACTGAGGAAGAAGAATTAGAAGAAACAGAAGAGGAAGAAGAGGAAGAATTGGAAGAAGAACAGGATAGTGAAGAAGATACCGAAGGGGATGATCACCGGAACGCTACTGAACTGTCTCAATTGAGGCAAGTAATCGGTGTGACCGATTCGGATTCTGCAAATTCTATTAAAAATAATAGTGATCTAAATATGACTGAAAACGAAGAACTTATGGAGCGACTAGAAGCTCAGGCGACTATTGCTGATGCCGAGCCTGAAGAACTGACTGTTGTTGCGGAAAGTGAAATTTCCGGCAAAGAGGAAGAAGTTGAAGAGCTTCGGGCAGAAACGTCCGAGCTTGAATCGGAAGTTGAGGAACTTTCGGAAACTGTTGATGAACAGGAAGAGGAAATTGAAGAGCTTCAGGAAGAGATTGATGTTGTAGAGGATATCTATGCGGAATCTCTGGCTGAAGCTAAGGACATGGACAAGGAATTCTTCAAGAAGGCTACCGACTCTGTTGAAGAGCTTCGGGAGATGTTTGAAGATGAAGTTGGTGAAGATGAAGGTGTTGAAGAGCTTGCCGGTACTCCTGACCCCGCTTCGGGTGACGGTGTTGACGATTCTGACGATTCTGAAGCTGAAGAGCTTGGAGCTTCTGAGGAAGAGCTTGAACGAGCGCAAGAACTTGAAGAGCTTGCTGCTGATATGGAGAACCGTGGTGGAAGTTGGGGTACGGAAGCCGAACGTCTCCGAGAGGAAGCTGCTGAACTGCGCGGAGAATAAAATTCTTAATTTAACTTTTAGGTGATTAAAATATGACTCTTGATGCTGGCGATAAGGGCTACCCGAATGGTGAGACGATTACCCTCGATACTGGTGGCAACACCGTTGAGAAGGGCGATGCTGTTACTTTTGATGGTTCTGGTAATATTACTCAGACCTCGGCAACGGATGATGAATTCGTTGGCGTTGTTCAGGAACTTGAAGCTGACGACAAGGTTACGGTTCATATCGCTGGCCTTGTCGTTGCTGTGAATATTGATGGTTCTGTTAGTGCGGGTGACACTCTGGTTCCTTCGGGAACTACCAACGGTCAGTTTGTCTCCCATACTGGTGGGATGTATAATCCGAACCCGGATACGTCTGCCGATCCTGTCGCTTCGAACCACCCTCTTGCGCTTGAGAGTGGTGCCGATGGTGACGTGATTCTGGCGGCTCTCCGATAGATTACAAAATAAAAATTCTATAGATAACTTAGGTGATATATTATGGTTAATGTTAGTACTTCTGATGTTTTGAACGAGGAGCGTATCCGTCGTGTTGTTGAAGAGGAACAGGAGCATGTTCTTCTCTGGAATCAGCTTTTCCGGACTATTACTATGCCGGATATTCCCACGGACACCCTTCAGGTTCCCGTGGACATGGGCGAAATGGGTATGCCGGATCGCGTTGGTGAAGCGTCCGAATTCCCCCGTGATGAAGAGGAAACGGACAAGATTCCCATGACTGTTAAAAAGTATGGTGGGGAGGTTTCCATTTCGTGGGAAAGTGAGATGTTTTCGGTTTTCGACATTGTTGCACAGCAGGTCGAAAAGCAGAGTCGCCGTATGGCGGAACTGATTAACGAGAAGGCGTATAATGAGGTTGCGGATAACCTTCACCCGAACAGTCCTGTTTCGGGCGGTGGTTCGTTTAACTTCGATGCTGTTATTGATGCTCGTGAGAATATTCTTGACGAGAAGTATTCGCCACAGGTTCTTATTGTGAACACTCAGGCGGAAAGTGCGCTTCTCAAGTCCAGCGAATTCCAGCGTGCAACTGACCTCGGTGATGGTACTATCGTTGATGGTGCTATTGGTCGAATTGCTGGTCTGGATGTTCTGGTTGACAATTCGGGTCTTCTTGGAACTAGTTCGCCACAGGGTATCATTGCTGATCCCGATGAATATGGTTACGAACTAATCAAGGAAGATGTTGCGACTGAGGAATACGAGGATCAGTCTCGACAGGCTCGTATCTTCCAGATTTATACGATGAGAACGTGGAAGGCAATTAACAACGAAGCTGCTATTAAGGTCACGGACTGATAGGAGCTTTCGTTAGTTGAATAGTTTTTTGAACAACTTTTTGGGCACAATATGAGTAATATGGAAACAACTCTATCAGACGAAGAACTTGTCTCTGAAGTTCGAGATTCATTAGCAGGGATTGATTCTGCAAAAATTCCCGATGCTACGATCAAACAGACAAAGGAAAGATTTGTTGAACCACTTTTGAACGAAGTGACCGGAGCTAATCCTGATCAGGAAAAATTCGATAATGCTATTATAGCATGGACGGCAGAAAAATCTTTTGATGCTTGGATGAGTTATTCTCGAATGCGAGATTCAGGTATTGAATTTTATACTGATCCACAGAATTATCAGGAAAATTTGAAAGAGCGAACTGATAATGCGCTTTATCTTCTTGATGCAATGCGCCCGCCACAGACCCCGAACAAGGTCGTGACTGTGAAACATGATGGAGTAGAACGGAATGTCCATCTTTCGTCCCATGATAGTACCATTTAAATATGCTTGATGAAGCTACCAAGGTTATGATCGAACAGTTCGGGGAGGAGGTTGAAGTAATTCAAGGTGATTCTTATGAAGCCGAGGATTCAGATAATCCTATTTATTTCGAAAATAAACCTGAATCAGAACAAAATGTTATTACTACCAAGGCGCGTGTAATTGGAAATCCTTCTGAAGAAGTTTTGACTCAATATGGTTTTGATCAAGAAGCAGAGACAACGATATATTTTGATGAAGATTTAGTCGATGAAGGAACTGAAATTCGACATAATGGTTCGATCTACGTTGTTTCCGATGTTGCAGTTCAACAAGCCGGAAATGGACCGTATCGGTGGGTAGTTGGATGTAAGAGGAAGAAGTGATTTATTATGGGTTCTTTTGATGTTGAAATGGTGGGAGAACAACAGGTAAAGGACACCTTTAATAATATGGCGAGCGGGGCTGGAGAAAGTGCTAATGATGCATTGGTAGAAACAGCCGAAGAAATTAAGTCTGATTTGGAAGATTCTTCCCCTGTGGATTCTGGAGAATATCGAGATAGTTGGTATATTTTCGAAGTTGCAGAAGATGAAGTTTGGATTCTCAATGAAGCGGATCATGCCAAATATGTAATGCTTCCCAATTCTAAGATGGTAGGATCGAGTAAAGCTGATTTGCCTGCTCAAGGTGTTCTACATAATGCAAAAGGTGTTGCTAAATCCAATCAAAAGCTTCTAATCAATAATTTTGCTGACGAACTTAAGAATTTTATAGATTCCTTTAAGAAATAGCATGAGCTTGCAAAATTCTAACCGTGATCTGACTGAAGGGGTTATTACCCTTCTCCGAAATGAAGTTTCGGGGTGGTCTACCAATTCGGAATACAATGTTAATAATGTTTGGGGACAACAAGTTCCTCAATCGGCTTTGGATGAATTCCCCCGTGGTGCTGTAGATATTATTGCTTCGAACGATTATGAATTATCTGTTGATTTCAATTATCGTCTCCGGGAAGCAACTGTTAAAATTACAGTGTTTGGGGAAACTGCGGGGGATGTGGAAAATTTGATTGACCTTTGTGACGATGCCATTTCTGATCATTGGCAGAATTATACGGGGGATTGGTCTTATCGAGAAATGGACGGAACGGCTGAATTGAGTGAAGATAATGGAACAGAAGACGTGCTTCGTTATAATCGAAGCATCGATTTGATTTTCGAAACTGTTAAAAACTAAAGTGATTAATTATGGCAGGAGATAATGTTATTCAAGGCGCACAGCCCGTTGAATATGTTGAAGAGAGTACTTTTGCGACTGAAGAAGTTGACGGAGATTACAATTGGTTTGGGATTGTAAATAGTTGGAGCGCCACGCAAGGCGTTAATTCTGAATCCATCACCTACCTTCCCGAATATGGAGCTTCCAACAAACTTGAAAAGCGAAGCAACGTGAAGCTTTCCGAAATGTGGGAAGGGGAGGTTACTTATCATCCTCAAGATATGGACATGCTTCAGTATTTCACCGGATCTGATGGTGGTACTTCGGATTCGGTCACTTCAATCCAAGTTGGTGAAGTTAATGAAAGCGGCGATACGGATGAATATCGAAGACTGATGGGCGGCGTCGGTGAAGAATTTTCCCTTACTGTTTCGGAAGATTCTGTTGCTGAAGTGAGTGGGTCTTTCACTTTCGCAGATGGCACTGATTGGAGTACTGATGATTACATCGACACCGATAGTGGTGACAGTAATTCGGGTTCCCACGCTACTGAAGATACTACGGAACCTCTTTCCTACAAGGATCTTGGAAATGTGACGTATGGAGGCTCGGCCCTGCCCGGTGCTGTTGAAGAAATTACTCTGAACGTTTCCAACAGCCTTGCAGTTGTGAAGGACGCTGATGCTAACCGAGATAGCAAGATTGCTTCGATTGTCCCTACTGATCGGGAAATCACTCTCGACGTTAGCCTTACTTACGACGGCTTCGATATGGCTCAAGAAGTTCGATCCTATACTCCCAAGGACTTTACTTTTGATCTTGGAAGCTATTCGTTCACGGTTTCGGGCGTTCAGTTCCCCGAATTCCCTTACGAATTCACTGCCGACGACTTGGTTAGTGATTCGATTTCCAGTGATCCTGCTGATTCGCTCACTTGGACCAGCGCGTAAATGAAAATTTAGTAGTATAGTTTTTCAAATATTCTTTATTTGGATACAATATTGGAGTATCGGGCGACAATTTTAAATGCTTACGTAACATAGTAAAAATACATGACCGAGAGATATGAAATCGACGGAACTGATTATGAACTAAACGGTAATCCTTCTCTTGGAACGGTTCGGGAAGTTCAGAAGATGCAACTTGCCTTGATTAGAGATTACATTGATGAAGATAATTTGACTCAGATGGAATCTCTAAGCGACGAACAAGTTGTTCAAGCTATCATGGATTCAGGAGGCTTTGAAGCTTTTCAAGAGGTTATGTGGGAACGATCACTCCTAGATCCGATTCAGACGATTTCCCTTGCTGCGGATGATGTGTTCGATTCAGACGATTTTGAAGACATGCCCGCAAATGATTTCAAGGAAATTCGAGAATCTGCTGAAGAAGCTCTCGGCGGCGATTCTTCCGATTTTTTCGAAGGCTTAGGAATCGGTTTGTCCTTGAGCGACCGTCAGATGGAACAAGCTCGACAGATGCAGTAGAAAAAACCGTTGAAGATCGGTTAAAAGGAGATATTATTCCTTTAGAAGCTAAGGAGAGAATCAAAAGTATCAAGAAAGCAATCCGGGGAGATGAAGGATATAAGCCATATACCGATTATAAACTCATGGAAAAATTTTGCATGTCCCATCAAGATTTGATGGATATGCCTTATGATCGGTATCTTGAATTCTCGAAGATTTATTCCCTAGAAAAGAAAGAAGAACAGAAGAAGCAGAAGAAGCAGGAAAGACAGATGCAAAATCAAACTTAGGATTTTTATACAATATGACAGATAAGAACCCCACTACGAATCATGATCTTCCCCGTCCCGCTACTGGAACTTTTGAAGGGACTTGGGGTGAAGATGTAATGAATAATGACATGACCGACAAGCTTGAGAAAAAGCTTGTTGCTCGTGATACTGAATCAAATAAAGGAAATTATACTCCTTATTCGAATGCTATTTTCATTGCGACTGATACTGGTGCTGTTTTTGACGGTGATGGGACATCTTGGAATAAGGCAGAAAGGGATTTCCAAAATATTTCAGCTTCATCGTTAAGTACAGAGCAAAACTTTAACGCTGATAACCCGGTCACGGCACGAGTCTATCACGACGGAGCCGAGATCGTTGCCAACGGCCGGAACGGTGAGATAGATCGAGGCACAGACATGGGAGCAGTCCTTAATAGTGCTATATCTGCCGTCTCGGACACTAATTCGCCGGGAACGGGTCAGACTATCGCTATCCAGAAGGGGCGATACACCGTCTCGACCACTATTCAGCTTGGAGACGGAGTTATTCTACAAGGAGAGGGGATGCGGACGACCGTACTCGAGGCGGCAGACGGACTCAATGCTAACATGATTGAGTACATTCCCGATTCATCTACTGACAGGGAGTTTTTCGCTGGCCCCAATGACCTCAAACTCCTCGGAAATAAGGAGAACAATACCTCAGGGCATGGAATTTATTGCCACGAAGATTCGGGCACCGATCAAGACGCAAATGACTTCCACATGAATCGCGTTTTTATCCACAAGTTCCCCGAGGAGGGATTCTATGGAGAGAACGTTTGGGGCTACCATATTTCCCATTCTCTATTCGAGACGTGTGACGGGAGTGGGATTCATCTTAGTGGTGGTTCTCAGTGCTATCTCACGGACATTTTCACGGCCTACAACGGAAATCGCGGCCTCTATCTCGAGACGAGCGACTGTGAAGTGAAAGGCGTCCGTTCACGCTCTAACGTCTATGGTGTCAGTGTTACCAGCCCCGACAACACTCTCGTTTCATGCACGTCTCACATGAATGACGGGTGGGGAATCAAAGTCAACGCAAACGACTGTGAAGTGACCTCTTGCACGGCGAAGAACAACGGACAGAACGCTACAGGCGACGGTGTAATCCTATCGGGGGACCGTATAACGCTAACAGGGGGTCAGTATTTTGACGATCAAGACTCGACGCCACGATACGGCGTCCAAGTCGACGGGAGTGATTGCGTCGTGAATGGCGCTCGAGCACCCGGCAACAACCCAGACCTCTATATCACTTCAAACTCAGCCAACACCTATCTCGACGTTCGGTATGGAACGATAACAAACAACGGCACCAATACGAACGAAGCGAGTTACACCCCTATCTAACGCTCAGTAGTGACGAAAGTCGTCTCGGCTAATTCTCCCGTTCTCTGCTGAAACCAACCCTATGATTCAAGACGTAGACCCGCAGACCGTAGCGGCAGGTGTAACGTTTCTCTTAGGCGTGTTCGACGCCCTCCGAA